CGGAGCCGACGATGGTGAACTCGGCAGCATCGTTCGAAATCTGAACAGCCGTGTTGTCGATGCCGGTTTCGGCGACGATAAGTTCAGTCAGATTGCCGGACAGGCCCTGGGTCGTTGCGGCGGCATCAACAAGACCGTCCGCTTCCATCACGTCGATTGTCGAGCCGCCGGCATACTTGAGGATCAGGTTGCCGTCCGCCGCCGCATCGTCGATGGCGGCGGACCCGAAGATGAGCCGGAACCTCCAGCCCAGCACCTGGATGAACTTGCCGGCACCGGGCGCGGCGATGACCTCTATCGGCGTGTTGGCGAGGGCCTGGAGGTCGAGCAGCGACAGCGCGGTGAGGCCGCGCTTGACCATTGGCAGCCCGTCAAACGTCGAAGTGCCTTCCACCGTCAGATTGCCGTGGAAAGTGCGCCCCGCCTGCGTCACGGTTTCCAGCACATTTCCGTCCGGGTCGCGCACCTCAGACAAGATGGCGTCGCCATCCGCGAAGGTGTAGGCAATCGTCGGCGTGATCGTCACATTGTCGATAGTGCCGTCATAGTCCGCCGCCGCGATGAACCGCAGCACCGCCGTGGCTCCCGCCACCAGCGTGACCGATACCGTATCGTCCACGTCACTGATTGCGTCGCTGGCCGCGCCGCCGCCGAGGGAGACAGTGAGCGAGCCCGCCGACGTGGTTATATCGAACGTGACGGTGTAGCTCGCGCCTTCCACCAGCCCGGCCGCAATCGTGGTGTCGAGGTTGGGCGTGGACGCGCTCGCCGTGCGCGTCGCCACGCCCGCCGCGATGGCCCAGCCAGCGCCGGCCGTCCACCCCGTGCCCGCCGCAAAATCGCCATTGGTCACGGTCAGCGCCGACACGCTTACCGCGCGCATGCGCAGCCGGTCGCGCATGCGCCCACGATAGCGTCCGGCCGCCGCAGTGGTGAAGGGGCCGGCGACAACCCGCCACGAGGTTTCATCCGGCGTCTGCGCGCGCTCCAGCTGCAGAGTGCCGTCTATCGGCCCGGTGATGACGTAATCGACTTCCTCGGCGGCGCGCCCCAGGCGGAGGGTGCTGGATACGCCATCAGCCGTGAACGTGCCGGATACGGTTGCCATCTTCGTTACCCCGTAATGTGTTTCACGGCCCACATAACCGCTTCCTCGATCTTCGTCTTAGCCAGCGAAATCTCGCGGCTGTTGCCAATCTGGCCGACAAGATCGTGGAACTCGCGGCCAATGTCCTTGACCGACTGCATCCGCGCTTTCTCTTCGGCAGAGAGTACGCGGTACTCGTGGCGCATCACGTTGTTGACCACGCGCGCGTCGCTGGTGCTCTCGACGGTTGCGGCCTTCATTTTCTCGCGCTCCTGTTTGCATCTTTCGCATTTGCCGCAGGCGGACCCAAGCGCGTAGCAACCGCGACAGGTTGGGGCGCTCATTTCTTAAGCCCGAAACGCAGCGGCTTGTCTTCCGGCATCGCCTCGGCCGCCGCGCGGTCAATGTCCGCCTCGCGCATTGCATTGCGCAACGGCAGCTTGGGCGCGGGCGCAGCCTCGCCGACCACCTTGGCGGACGACGGCAGGATGCTGCGGAACTCGTCCGGCACGTCCTGCGGCTCGTCGGACTTGCGGAACAACTGCCCGCTCATCACCTGAATTTTGTCCGGCTTGCGAACGGCCGACGGCGCAAACCAAGCATTGCGAAAAATGACTTTCATAGGTACAAGTCGGGGCGGCCGAAGCCGCCCCGCTCCTTATCAGTTGGCCGCGTCCGCGTAAGCCTTCCAGCCGGTCGGATCGAGCGACAGGAAGGCGGTGATCATGCCGGCGTCGAAGCCGGCGGTGCCGACCACGGCCTGCAGGCCGATGTACCGCTCGAACTCGGCGTTGCCCTTGGTGATCGGGTAAACGAACGTGGTGCCCGCCACAAGCGCGGCCTTCAGCATCGTGCCGCTTTCGAAATGCCCGCTCGACGTGGTGGCGTGGATGGTGGCGGTATCGTCAGACCGAAGCCGAAGGTTCAGCGTCGCCGCGTCGCCGCCGTCCGTGAACGTCTCGGTGACGACGCAAATCAGATAGACCGGCTGGCCGTTGCCGATATCGCGGCCCGCCACACCGATATCAATCTGGTTGGTGAAGAGGTAGGTACCCGTCTCCTGATCGAGATCGAAGTCAGCGGCAAAGAGCGTGCGGTTGTCGATAATCATTTCCGTATTCCTTTCGCGTTGGGGCGGGCCGAAGCCCGCCCCCGTTATTCCGATTAGCTTACCGCCGCTTCGTCGGCCGCCAGCACGTCGCACTGCGCGACGCGGATGCCCTGGAACGAGGTGACGATCTTGCCGCCCACGTTCTCCATCTTCAGCGAGCTTTCCTTGACCGCCGAAGAAAGCTGCCGGCCGAGCATCGTCACCATGTCACGCGACATGTAGATGACCGGGCGGCCCATCGCCAGATTCGGCGGCCGGCGGATCGCCTGGAACAGCAGGTCGGGCAGGTTCGCGCCGGACGCCGCCGTTGCAAGCAGCGTTGATTTGTCGATATTCGGGATGCGCACGACATAGCGCCAGTCGCGAACGGACAGGCCCACGTCCCAGCGATAGTGCGACTGGTAGGCTTCCATGAAGCCGCCCGAACCGTCCTGCAGGGTGACGAGGCCCTTGTCGGTATGCTGCAGGCCCGCCATGCTGCCCTTGGGAACGATGCCGTGAACAGTCAGCGGCGACCACACCACGAGCCAGATGGAGTTAAGATCGGTCTGGCCACCAGCGGCACCGCCGTCGATGATGTTTTCTCCGTTCCCTGCGGTCGTGTCGTTGAGGCGCGGGGCCAGGCCGGTGAACGCGGCGGCCTCGGTGCCTTCATTGCCGAAGAAGAGGTACTGCGCGACCTTCTGGTTAAAGCCCTCGATATGCGCGACCTCTTCCTGCAGCCGGAACGCCGCCAGGTTAGGGGCCATGTCGGCGAGCGCCTTGTCAACCACCGCATAGTCTTCCAGCATGCCGGTGTTGTCGGTCACCTGCACGGTCGTGCCCTTGGTCGCCTGCACGAACTGGTAGAGCGAGCGCCAGGTCGGATCAGGCAGGCCGGTGCGAATCGTGGTGCGGTGGCCCGTGGTCAGGTTGCCCTCGACCCAAGTCATGTCATCGAGGATTTCGTTGCGCTCGGCCAGAAGCTCCACGATGGTTGCGATCTTGCCGTCCGGATCGGTGGCCTTCGCCAGATCGAGCAGGGTAGGATTGGTTACTGCGAGTGCGCCCATTTCTATATCTCCGTCGCTGGGAAGGCCGGCGTCTCACGACGCGGGTCCGGTTTCGTTTACTTGCTGGTGCCGCCGAACATGATTTCCGCCGCGCTACGCTTCCCGACGTTCGCCTCGCCGGTAACAAACTTGTCTTCGCTGATCGCCCTGCCCACCCGCGCCCAAGCGCGTATGAATTCGGGATGGTTGCCCGCGCCGGTCGCCTTCATCGCGGCTTGCAGTTCCGGCGTGCCGAACTGCTTGATGGCCTTCTTCGCCATGCCGAGCGACTCATCGAACTTGTCGCCGCCGATTTCCTTGTCCGCCCTGACGTCGGCCACCCATTTGTCATTGGCCGCCTGCCAGGCAGTCTGTTGGGCTTCCGACATTCCCTTGACGGTGTTGACGTAGAAATCGACCAACTTCTGCGCGCCGGCCTGATCCAGCCCAAGCTCTTTGAACAACGGCTGCGCGGCTTCGAGCTTGACGGTATCGACCTCTACACCTTCGGGCAGCTTGAACGCCTCATAGGCTTCCGGCGGGCCGTCCTTCTTTTCTTCCTTCTTTTCGTCGGCCTTTTTGTCGCCCTCGCCGTCCTTGGGCTCGTCCGCCGGATTGTCCTTATCGAACAGCTTTTCCGATGCGGTTTTGTCAACGGTCTGGTCAGCCGTCTTCTCGACAACCGCTTCCTCGACCGCCAAATCCGCGTCAAGCACCGTGTCAACCATTCGCTTCTGTCTCCTGCGCCTCGCGCCGCATGAGCGCGTAGGCTTCCGGTTCTGCTTCGCAAATCTCCGTCAAGGCCCACAGGCCGACGTGCCGCTTGCCTTCGTTGTAGCTCGTCATATGGGCGGCTTCGCCCGCGAAACTCTCGCTGTAAATTTTGCACTCACTGAGCAGCCGCCACATGAAACGCCGCCCCAGCCGTGTCGAAACGATCAATCGCAGCGCCGCCAGATCGTTCTCCCGCTTGAGCTTCACCTTGCCCTTGCGGGTTTTCACCTGTACCGCGTCGCCCGCGTCGTACTGTCCCTCGCCCATTGTGGGCATAATAGCACACCCGCTGTGAAATTGTCACTACTATGTGTGCAAAATATCAACCCGCTTGACCCAGGCCGCCGGGATCACCGTGGAGCCCAGCCCATCGTCGCCACCCACGCTATGCGCCAAGACGATCCGCCGCTTGTTTCGCTTCACGAGGAAGCCCACGCTTTCGATCATCAGCGGGCGCTCTTTGGCGATATCCTTGAGCGAGCGCCACCCCGCGCCATTCGCGGCGTCACCCCATGTCACGCGGACGATCTTCACCCCGCCTCCGATATCTCAGCCACCTTGCCGGCGGCGTTCGCCATGTCGGACGCGGGCTTGGCCATCGCCGCCAACTGCTGCGCCTGTTGCGCCTGCTGCCGCGTCTCGCGCACCTCGGCAACCTTGTCGTCAGAGACGATGATCTTGGGCGACAAGCCAATCATGGTGCTGTATTCGTCAACTGACTGATCGGCATCGAACTTGTCCCACACGTCGGGCTGCATCCCCGCCGCCGCCTGCGCCTGCGCCAGCCCGCCAATATACATCGCCATCCGGTCAATCGCGCCGGTGCCCACCGCGCGCTGCGCCTGCGCCAGCACCGAGATATATTCGACCTTCAGCGGCGAGCCCTGCAATTCTTCGGGCGCGGGCGGCAGGATATCGGCGCGCACCAGTTGGGCGAACGTGCGGTCGATCAACGGATTGAGCAATTCGCCGTGCAGCCGTTCGAGAACTGGCCCCAGCATGAGCAGCTTTTCTTCCTTGCGCTCCATAAGCTCCATGACGTTGCGCGGCTGCACGCCCTCCATTTGGCTGATCGCCAGGAACAGGTCGGCATAGAACGAGCGGTCGATCCGCTGTTCGATTGACTGGATATCGTTCAGCAGCCCGGCAAGCTCGGGCTTCACCATATAGACGGGCTCAAGCACAGTCCCCTGCGGCTCGCCGTCGTACAGGTTCGCACCGCCAGGCAGCGACGATATCGGCACGTTCTTGAGCGCGCCGGGTCCGCGCAGCGGCGGGTTGACCATCTTGTCAATGGCCTGCGCCTTGCGCTTCTCCTCGACCTGCAGCGCCTTCACGTCGCCGAGCGCCGTCATGCCGGGGCAGTCCGTCCCGTATATATCCTCGCCGGTCACGTCCCAGCGCGGCGCGAAGGCCGGGAACTCTTCGAACCCCGACTCGCGCAATAGCTTGTCTTCGGTGCCGCCGGCTTCGTAGTAGACCGACCGCACGGGCTTGTTCTTCGCGTCCTTCAGCCGCAGGTCGCGGTCGTCATTGGGCTCGACCGCGTGCACCACTGGCACCCACGAATCGACCTGGCCGCGATCATACATGCTCTTGACAGCGACGCTGGCCACGGACCAGTCCATTTCGCCGCCCGGTCGCGCAACGAATTTCTCGACCACCTGCCCGACCGTCATTTCGAATTCGCGGTACAGCGTGTTGACCACGCCGCGCTCGCCGGTCGCGATCATGTACGAGCCGACAGTGTGCGGATAGAACCGCGCCACGTCCTCGAAGTCATCGACCTGCGACATGCAGCCGGTTCCGAACAGGCCAAGCTCGCGGTACAGGACCGGCAGGGCGTTGTAGAGGTTGGACTGGTTGAACACCTCGCGCGTGATTTGCTCGACGCTGTACAGCCATTCCTTGACCGGCGCGAACTCCATCATGTCGCTGTCCGGCGTCGCCAGCCGGAACCACGGGCGCGCCGGCGAGGTGATTCCCGCCATCATGCCCGAGACGCAGGTGCGCAGCGCCATCGTCGCGGCGCTGTTGATGATCTTCGAATTGCGCTTGTCGCCCTTGTTACGGTCGGAGGAGAGGAACCGGCCGCGACGCGGCGC